GTAGTCGAGCGCCTGCCCGTACTGTTCCGGCGTTGCGCGGGTCTCGGAGATCATCCCCAGGATGTCGTCCCGGTCCTTCTGCACCTCGACCAGCCGCGCGTCCTTGTCCTTGACCATCGAGACGAGGGTCTGGATACGCTCTTTGGTCTCGCGCTTCAGCGCGTTCGGCAGCGGGGCCGTGAGCGGGTCTTGCGCGGCGTCTGGTTTCGGCTCGGGCTTCGGTTCGGGCTCGGGCTCGGGAGCCGGCGCAGCATCGCCACCAGCATCGTCAGCTCCAGCTTCTGCATCGTGTGCATCACCCGCACCCACAACGGCGCCCGCGGGCGTGTCAGCAGCCGCAGCTCCTGCACTTTCGTCCGCTGCGTCAGCTTGGCCACTCGGTGCGTCAAGCGCTGCTGCGTCGTCGACATCGGAAGCTCCTTGCGAAGTGGGTGCAGGGGCGGGCTCCGGCGCGGGGGCGCTGGTCGCTTCCGCGACGCCGGCGTTTACGGCGGCCATCAGGCCGGCCTGTTCAATGGGCATGGCAATACCTCCTGTAGGGCCGCGTCAGCGCGGCGCTTAAAGAATCAGTTCGTCGAGTGCAGGCGCCTCAAGTGCAGGCGCCTCAAGTACAGGCGCCTCAAGTGCAGGCGCCTCAATTGCGCCGCCCTCCGGCTCCGCACCAGGCATGCCCTCCGGTGCTGCGCCCGGGACGCCAGGCATGCCCCCCGGTGCCGCTCCGGGAGGCAAGCCGGGCGCCCCGGGTACAACGTCCGGTGGCCGGGGGATGAACCGGTCCACTGCCGACTCGTCACCCATGCGGTTCATCGTTTCCTGAAGCAGCGCAGTGAGCGCGTCTGCCAGCGGCTGGTTGCCGGTCATCAGCGCCTCGTAGATCTGCATCATGGACTCGCGGATCATCGGCATGACCACGCCCCACGCCTCGCGGTCCCCGCGCGACTTGGGCTTGCCCGTGGTGCCGGCCTCGATGTTCACCTCGACCAGCGTCAGCAGGTCGTCCACGGCCATGCCGTGCGGCCAGAATGCCTTCCCGCCCGCGATCCGCGTGGCGTCCTTCGTGTCCAGCGCCGACAGCGCCGACTCCGCCGTGTAGTGCGCCAGCTCGGCCAGCATCGTCTCGAGCACGTCACGGTCCGCAGTGGTGCGGGACGCGAACCCGGACTGCTGGATCTCGGCTTCCGTGGCGGTCTTCGGCGCCGTGGACGACTGCTGGAGCGCCTCCTGCACGCCGCTGATGCGCTCCATGTCCGCCAGGATCGGCGCCGTGTCGAACAGGCGCATGTCGCCAACGGCGATGGGCTTCTCCGTGAACAGGTCGCGCAGCGGCTGGTCCGGGTTGGTCGGGGTGATGCCGACGAACTCCTGGTGGACGCTGCGCTCGATCTTCTGCATGTCCCCGACGCTCACCCCCGCGGCGTTGAACAGCGTCCCGGGCGCCGCCCGCTGGCGCGTCAGGCGCAGGCCCGAGCGGGTGGCCGCGTACTCGTCCTGCAACTTGGCGAGCCGCCAGGACAGCGACTGCGGGTGCCGCGCGCCGTCCACCGGGTAGAACGCCGTCAGGAAGTACGGGAAGAAGCGCGTGGTCGGGTAGTCCGGCTGGTAGGGCTCTTTCGCCCACCGGTCAATGCCGTCCACCATCGTGTGGACGTGGCCGGTCTCGCGGTCCCAGAGTTCGACCACCTTGGCGAACGCCGCCTCCGTCCGCTCTCCCTTGGCGCTCCCCGCCGCGGTGTACTTCTCCGCCTCATCGGCGTCCACGCTGGCGTCCGCGATGCCCGTGAGCTTTACCGCGTTCGACAGGGGCGACAGGTCGCGCGTCCGGCGCTGGTAGTACTGCTTGGCCCCCTTCACGCACTGCTCAGTCAGGCGCGGGAACATGGCCTGCAGCCGATCAATCGGGCGGTAGATGGCATTGGCCACCCAACGCGCCGTGGTGTAGTCGCTGATGGTCGGCACGTCCAGGGAGACCTGCATGTCCTCCGCCTGCACAAAGTCGACCGCCAGCCCCTTTCGGACTGCAACCTCCAGGCGGTTCTCGACGCTCGCCTGCAGCTCGGTCAGCCGCGCCCGCTCAACGTCCAGCTGCTCCTGCGACATCGTGCAGTACTGGTTGTCCGGGTCGGGCGGCGGTGCGGCCGGCGCCGGGGGCGCCACTTCGTACCCGTCGAGCGTCTCGTACTCCGCTTCGGCCGCCGACTGCGCCAGCAGGCGGGCGCTCACCGCGTCAATTTGCGCAAGGTTGTTGCGCGTGTCGTTCAGCTCGTTCTGGAGCTGCGGGATGTTGGTCCCGTTCGACACGACGATGGCTTTGACCCAACCCACCCCCACCGTCAGCGTCGAGCGCACCGCCGAGCGGGCGTTCGCCTTCATCCGGGCCGCCGGTGACCGCCACAAGCTGGAGGTCACCAGCTCGAGCGTCTTCGCGAGGTCGTCTTCCTGCGAGGTCCCGGTGTTGTCCACGCGGGGCGCCTTGCGGACGGACACGTCCGGGTTCCGCGCGTACAGGAACGACACCAGGATGTCGATGAAGGCGCCGATCAGGTTCGCCGTCACCACCCAGTCGGGGTTCGCCGTGCCGGCTGCGTAGCGGCGGTCGACGGCGTACTGCGCCCGGGCGTCCCGATCGAACTCGCGCGCCTGCTCATACTCCTGCCAGAGTGCCTTGACGACGTTGCGCTCGCGCTCCTTCTCCCGTGCCAGCGCGTTCCCGTGCGCCGCGTCGTCCGCTTCGGCAATCCCGTCGTCCAGCGCTTCGAGCATGTTCGGGTTCGGCATCAGGAGTACCTTGGGGTCAGCGGGGCGGCTTCGGTGGCTTCGAGCCAGGCGGCGGTAAACGGAACCAGGATGCGAGGGGCGTCCGGCGTCGAGGACTTCGGCGCCATCATGGCGTCAACCCCCCGGCCCACGAGCCCGCACACGTCCGCGGCGTCATCATACTTGCCCGCGGGGAACGCGCACAACTGGTCGAGCAGGCGCGTTGCCCAGGGACGGTTCAGCGGGAGGTGAACGAGCCCCGCCGCCGCCCGCGCCTGGAACGACGCGAGCTTGACGGCCTTGTTCTTGATCGAGGTGAGCCCCTCCATCTGCACGTACACCATCGGGACGTGCTCGCGCATGGCGCACTTGATGGCCGGCGAGATGGCGTTGTCGATGGGCCCGCCTTCGTGCCACCACCGGCGGGGCTTCCACCGGTTGACCAGGCTGACCATGGCGTCAATGGTCACGTCCGTGGTCTTCTGCCCAAACCACCAGTCGAGCACGTAGGTCGGCGCCGCCTTGATGGCGCGGGTCTCGGTGTTGCGCGAGTGGACGATGCTCGTCACGCCCTCGGCCACGCCGAACACCCCGTGCTCGGTGAAGTCGCCCTTGTCCTCCTTGGTGGCGTAGTCCGATGCGCCGTAGATGGTCAGGTCCGCCGGGCACCCGCCGGGTGAGCCGGGCGGCACGTCCGGGTCGTACCACTTGAACCACTCGCGCTTGAACTCGAGGCCGTCGCCGGCCGTCGGGCGCTGCTGGAACAGTGCGCTCCATGTGCGGGACGCCCGCGGGTTGTGCTCCCACTGCGCCCAGTGCTCGCGCGTGAACCACTCCGGCCAGAGGTACTCCCCCTCCGCGCGCCCGAGCGGGTCGTCGGCGTGCTCGGCCTTGGCGGGGATGTTGAGCACCTCCCAATACTGGCCGTCGCGGCACAGGATGCGCCCCGACTGCCCGGCGTAGTTCTCCGGCAGGATGCGCCCGGCGGGGTCATCTTCGTGCCAGCGGGTCGTAATCAGCACGATCCACCCGTTCGGCAGGAGTCGCGTGGTGGCCGAGTCGAGATATTCGTCGTACACCTTCTCCCGCACGGTGCTCGAGTCGGCTTCCTCGCGCCCCTTGATCGGGTCGTCGATCAGGATGCCGTTGGCGCGGTTGCCGGTGATGCCGGCCAGCATGCCGGCGGCCATGAACTCGGAGGAGGGCAGACTGGGGTCCGCGAACGTCAGCGCCCACTGGTCCACCGCCTTCTGGTCCGTGGCCAGCGTGGGGCGGGTCGGCCAGATCGAAATGTGCTTGTCCTGCCGGCACAGCGCCCGGGCCTTGCGGGACTGCTTGGCGGCGATCTTGGTGTTGTACGAGGCGATGATGATGCGGTACCCCGGCCACCGGGCCAGCGCCCACGACGGGGCCACCACGGAGGCATACGAGGACTTCGCTGAACCCGGCGGCATGGTGATGATGGCGCGTCCCATGGGCCGCTCCATGGTCCGCTGCATCAGCTCGCAGATCAGGAGGTGGTGGCGGGCCATCGTGGACTCCACCGGCTTGAACGCCTCCTCGGCTTCGTTGTCGCTGATCGGGGCGCCCGGGATGTCGATGGCGCGGGCGTACTCGGCCAGGGAGGCGCGGGCGCGCTGGCGCCGCAGCACCTCCATCGCCGCCTGCTTCGCGGTCAGGGGCATGGCCATGGTCGTGGCCATGGTCACTCCCACGGCTCCGGGACGCGCGGGGCGGCTGCGGCTGCGGCTGCGGCTGCGGGCCGCCGGAAGAACGGATTCCTACCATCCGCCCACCCCCGGGGGTCGGAATTCGCGGGTCCCTTTTGGGTCCCCTTTTCGCTGGAGGTACCCCCCTCCGCGGTGCGGATTTCAGCCTTCAACCCCTGGAGGTTGAGCTTCGGGGCTCGGGTTGGGGGTTTCGGGTTGGGGGTTTCGGGGCTGGCGGTGCGGGGCTCCGCGGTGCGGGTTGGGGGCTCCGCGGTGCGGGTTGGGGGTGCGTTTTCATGCGCGTCCGGAGTCGCGGCCGCTGCGCGGGTACCCGCGGGTCCCATCGCGCGGGGGGCCACCCCCTCCCCAGGCGCCGCGTCGCCGCGCGCGATCGCCAGCAACGCAGCGTCACTGAGCGCGAGTAGCGCATCGCCAGACGCGCCACCCGCAGCGCCACCCGAAGTCGCGCGCAGTATTACCTCAGCCGCCCGCAGGCGATCCGCAGCGCGTGGCGCGTCCAGCAAATCACGCAGTACGGCGATTGCGTCGTGTCTTAGGTCCGTCACGTGTCCTCCCTCGCTGGAGCCACGGAGACGGCCCGTGGCACGCGCAGCGCGCAGGGGCCATCCTAGCACGGGTCGGGGGCGAGCGGCGCGCAGCGGGGCTATACGGGGCGCGTAGCGGGCTTCGCCAAGCCGAGCCGCGAAGCGTGTTCCACGTGGAACATGCGGGCTGCCGAGCCGCGGGCTGCGGGCTGCGGG